GGCACTAAATCGAAGAGGACTTAATGAAATGGGACTGTATTCAAACATCGCAAAAAAGCGTGCGCGCATTAAAGCCGGAAGCGGAGAGAAAATGCGCAAGCCCGGCACTAAAGGAGCGCCAACGGCCAGTGCATTTAAAGCGGCTGCCAAGACAGCAAAGAAAAAGGCTAAAAAATGAGCAAGGCAATGGCAACGCTCCAAGCTAAAATCGGCGCAACAGCCGATGGCGAGTTTGGCCCAAATACAGCGCGAGCAATCGCAAAACACTTCAACCTATCCCCGGCGCGTGGCGCTCATTTGATGGGGCAGGCATCGCACGAGAGCGGTGGCTTCAAGCGAACCCGTGAGAGCCTGTATTACAGCACGCCAGAGCGCATCCAAGCTGTCTGGCCTTCGCGCTTCCCAACTGTTGCGGATGCAGAGCCGTATGCCAAGAACCCGATGGGGCTTGCTGGCAAGGTCTACGCTGGCCGCATGGGAAACGAGAATGAGGCGCAAGCCAGCCTGTACATTGGTCGAGGATTTCTTCAGTTGACCGGGCGGAATAATTATCGGGCGTTTGCGTCTGACATGGGCGTGCCGAAGGTTATGACTGACCCGGACTTGGTGGCTGACGAATATGCCTTTGAGACTGCGCTGTGGTTCTTCAACAAGAATGGATTGTTTACCATTGCCGACGAAGGCGTGACGGATGACGCCATCAAGCGCATCACGCGCAAGGTGAACGGCGGCTATCATGGGCTGGATGATCGAAGCAACCAGAGCAAAAAAATCCACACTTGGCTCATGGCTTAGTTTAGCTAAGTTAGCTAAGTTGCGCATCCAAGATCAGAAGGCCAGCGCGGCAGTAGGCAGAGCGGGCGAGCATTTAGCACTCGCCCGGCTTTCTCTTGCAGGTTATCTCTGCACCTTATGCCAAATCAAAGACCACGATGCGTATATACAAATGCATGAACGCACCCTCACATTGCAGGTGAAGAGCGCCAGTAAGACCCATAAGAGCAGCGATAAATACGCATTCCACACAGTTAAAAAGAAAAACGGCCAGCGGTCAGACGTTTACGCCTTTGTCGCGGTAAATCTGGACGCTGTGTTTTTTCGCCGTGGCGATGAGGTGACAAGTGTCACAACATATATCTCAGAGGAAGAACTTTTAAACGGAAGCCTGTCAATGCAAAAAACTTTGGACAGCTTCAAATAATCGCTTGTGGGTCGGCGTGGGTTTGATTAGAAAGTTCGAGTGGGTGGCTTCAACAATAACCGTTTATTGGTTTACGCGTTGCCAAATGTGCCAGCATTCACAGCCACCCACACGATTACTAGAATATAATACCCACCAGAGTCATCAATCCAGCGCCAGCGACGAAGCCAAAGATGGCTCCAATCAGACCGGCTGCGTTTATCATGCGTTCGATTTCTTTGTCATCCATCTAAATTCTCCACCATTTGTATTCTTTCACCGATCCAGCGCATAACCGGGACGGCCATTGAGTTGCCCATTGCTTTGTATCGAGGGCCATCTGGGCAGTCTTCAGCGGACTTATTGCGCCACTCAATTTGCGTGTAGTTGTCAGGGAAGCCTTGCAGGCGCTCGCATTCGGTTGGCGTCAGACGGCGTACTTGAAGGTTAGATTGCACTGCATGTCGGTCACCCGCTGTTAGTGTGTATGACACTCCACTTTCATCAATTCCGAAGCCTTGTGATGTTGGCTGCTTTTCTTTGAGCGCTTGTGCTTGTATTGCCACCGCTGGCGTCTTACTCTTATCCAGCGTTGGCGTAACTTCAGTTGACACGCTGTCGCCTTGGTTGGCGCTGTTTTGTGCGCCGAAGGCTATCGGCAATGTCTTTGTTGTTGGGTCGTATGCGCTTCCCGTGCGAGTTGTGAGGCACTGAGCCACAACAGCCTCCGCCTCTACTCGCTGGTTGCCTGTGCGACTGAATGGAGCGCCTTGTGTAACTGTGGGGGCAGCTTCTTGCCCCGCTTCTCTGCTCGGCGGAGGATGCCCTGACATGCTTTCGCGCTCAAAAAGAACCGCTGCGGCACGTCGCCAGTCTCCAAGGTATCCGACAACGAACACACGGCGGCGTCGCTGGGCCACTCCGAAGTATTGAGCGTCAAGCACTCGGTAGGCGAACCCATACCCGAGCTGGCCCAGCGCCCCGAGGAAGGTTCCAAAATCCCGTCCTCGTTGGCTAGACAAGACGCCGGGGACGTTCTCCCAAACCAACCACTTGGGCTGATATTGTGCAGCAATGGCAAGATAGGTGAGCATGAGATTTCCCCTTGGGTCATCAAGTCCCTTGCGAAGTCCTGCGACTGAGAAACTTTGGCAGGGGGTTCCTCCGACCAGAAGGTCAATTGATCTGTCAATGGGCCACTCCTTAAATTGCGTCATGTCGCCCAAGTTGGGGACATCTGGATAATGATGCGCCAGCACGGCGCTTGGGAACTTTTCTATTTCGCTGAACCATTGCGGCTCCCAGCCAAGAGGATGCCACGCGGCGGTGGCTGCCTCAACGCCAGAGCATACTGAACCATATTTCATGTCTCACCCTCAAAACAGTTATTCAGCGGCTGAATGGGTTGCTTACTAAACACCCAGCGCCATTGCCGCTTGGTATAGCCCGGCACTTCCACGAAATCACGCACGCGATAAACCTTGTTCGCCTCCCACATTTTCTTGAGATAGCTTGACGTGCGCGGTACGCTGTCTCCCAGCAGCTCAGCCGCCTCTGCTGCCGTCACACGCTGGTCATACGGGATCAAAGCAAACAGGCGATTGCCTTGGTCAATGCTATGCTGTTTGCTGGCCTCAGCTGCCTTAATCATGGACGGGGCCATTGTGGTCGGCCTGCGCGGGCCAGATGGTAGAGCCTCACGTTTGCGCTGGCGGTACATGAGAGTTTCAAACTCCCACAGGCAGTGGCCGTATGTGATCTCAAAGCGCTCATGCTTATCGGTCACGCCTTCCAGCTTGGCCCTCAATCGCTCGGCTGCGTCTTTTGCATCTCTCGCTTTAGTACGTCGAGCAGCGCTTGCTGCTCTTCCAGCCGCTGCTTCAAGTTTGGCCGCATCGCCGTCTTCGCCTCCGTCAGCATTATGCTGTTGATCCGCTCTAGCCTTTTTATAATAATCTGAGTTTGGTCCGTATTCACGTTTCTTCCTTTCCAGGGTGATATTCATTGTGGTGCATATGCGGTGTATCGTTGAGCGCGACACATGTAGAAGCTCGGCAACGTCGGCTTGCGACATGCCCTGCTGTGCGCAGTCAAGAACGTGGCGGGTCAGCGCCTCTGGATCGTATTTCATTCGTCTTCCTCGCAAAATAAGCCACAGTCGGGCATAGTTTTCAGTGGGCGACCCTTAGCCTTGGGGTCAAGTTCATCAAGAAAAATGCGCTCATTTCTTACGCGCACAAGTCTTGCCCCAAGCCTGCGTGATTGCTCTGCACGCTGGTCAAATACATCTGGAAATTCTCGGCGCACTAAATTCCAATATGTCGGACTGGTGGCCTTTACGCAGCCAATGCAGTTGGCATTTGGAAAGCCTCGCCCATAAATCTCAGGTAGCTTTATGCCAGCAGAGCGGATCATATCCGCGCAGTCGTTCTTAGTCATGTTGGCGTCAATCAGGATCGGCAATACATTGTCACGCTCAGTCATGACGAAACGATCATGCCTGTTGCGCTCATCAACGGTAAAACCAAGCACATGCCAATCAACGGGGTTGCTTTCTTCCCATTCTTGGCGGGCGCGTTTCTTTAGCTCAACTGTACACGGCGCACCGTGGGGGAACGCCATACCCTTGCGGCGATCAAACACGTCAACGACTGAAGCCAAAGGATATTTGGAGTTGACTGCATATTGAATGTCAATGCCAACCCAATTTGCAACGTCTTCAGCAAAGCGCTTGTTGTCGTGATGCTCCTCAATAACAGGATTGTTGACAGCGTACACGCTGTCAGCGCCGTATTTATCAACAGTGAGCTTGAGCGCCGCCGCACTGGCCGCGCCGCACGAGAACCAGACTGCTATTTTCATTCGTCTTCCTCCTCCTCGTCGAATGGCGGGATCTCGCCCATGCCGCCGCACTCGGGGCATGGCACTGTCTCCATGATGATTTCGCCGATGTCTCGGCCTGCGTTGTGCGGGTATGCGAACCCCTGCTCCACGGTGCCCTCTCCGTGGCACTCAGCGCACGCTATGAGCTTCGGTAGGATGCTGTCCAGGACCAGGCTCATGTCGCGCCCTCCTTATCCTCTGTGGCCAGCTCAGCGGCGCAGGCGGCGTATCCGGCCGCGTCGATGTAGTTGTCGGCGTGCCTCGAGTTTGACTTGGCTCTCGCCGCCTTGAGCAGCATCATCATGGTGCCTACGTCGTGCGGTAGAACCTCGACGCCAAGGTGGACGCTCCAGTATATGGCGATAGTCTTGAAGTTGTCCTCCATGTCGCCGTGGTCGGACGCCCGGTCCTTGGTTACATATTCCTTGGCCGTGTCTAAGACTTCGGCGCGAGTTAGTTTAGCCATGTGTGGTCTCCCAGTGTGTTGGACGCGCCTTCGGGCGCATTGGTTCGTCTGAAATATTAACGGCTACTGTGCAGGCGATCAACAGCCCGCACAGTGACGTCCAGATGGCGAGGATCGCCCAGTCTTGCTTCGTTGGTGTCATGTTATGCTCTCCCTCATGTTTATGTATGCAGCTAACCTAATGTTAACAGCACACCCCTTGCAAGCACAAAATGTTCACAAAGCGAAAAAAATGTTATAGGGTGCCAGGGTGACATTCATGGAGGATCACATGCTCGACGATCAAACGAAAGAACTGGTGCGCAATCTCAACAATCCGCACCGCGTGACAAACATCATGGCGCTGTTCAAATTCTGCGAACAGGCGGCCACGATCATACAGGAGCAGTCGGCTCAGCTGCACCAGCTGGCGGCGGACACGCTGAAGGCGCAGCCCGCTAAGACTGCGCCTAAAAAAGCTGCCAAGAAGTAGCGTTTACTGGGGTATGTTGAGCAGGCCGCCTGTTTGACGTGCCCCAGACCGCAGCGCATCCAATAGCATTTGAGTGGCTGCGCTTTCTCCGGTTGGCATTAGGTATCGCTGACCCGCCTTACTTCGCTGCGCTGCTCGAATTGCTGCTGGAGCTCCGAGCGTCACGCCCGCACCGACAGCGCCTGCGCCGGCACCCAAAAGTCCAACCATGTAGGGGTCAAGCTGTCCGTACAGCCCGGCCGATCCGCCGAGCAAGGCGCCAATAGTTGATCCGGGTCCGCCGCTTCCCCTCGGCAAGTCTATTTTGCGCACACCGCCCGCTTTGACTGTAGACGCCGAGCTGACAACTTCTTCTGCCGCCCGAGCAAGGCTAGCCAAGTCAGATCCCGTCCCCCTAATGTAGCTATCGCCCTCGCGTCGACGCAAGGCACCAGACAGCATCTGAGGCGATATAAGCCCACTGGCGCTGTCGGAGCCCGGAGACCTTTTCATGGCGTTCATCAGTGTCAGAAATGCACGATACTGCTGACGTGCTTCCATAAGCTCTGGGACCATTTCTGGCGCCCGTGACCGCACGCTCTCGACCATAAAATCGTCGATCAGGTTATTTAAGCGTAAAGCTGCCTCAAATGTGACATTACTGTCTTGCCCTTTACCCTCCATAACTTTGCGCAATTTCGCGCGCATGTCTTGCATGGTGCGGCCAGACAACTCAGTTCCAGTCTCCGCCGCGCCGGCAATCTTATTGGCAACTTTGGTAAGGACTTGCGGAATAACATCGTCTCCTGCAAACTCCTTATGGTCGTCAAGAACCTTTAGCGCAGACGCCCCGAAGTTTTCTGCTGGCACGTCTCCCGCAACGCTTTCCGCTCGGTCGAACACTGCCCCAAGTCGGTTGCCGATCTCATCGAGAGCGGGTCCGGTGGCCAGTGGCTTATCTGAGCCGGCCAGGCGCATTACAGCTTGAGTTAAGCCTGTCTTTGTCTCTAACGGCACCTCGAGGCTGCCCTCAACCGCGCGTAGCTTATCAGACCCAGTTTTTAGCCCGGTTGTCATTGGCACGCCCTCCTGCTCCAGAAGGCTCACAGATTGACGCCGCGCCGATCCCGGCACGTTTATCAAAGCATCTGGCCCTAGAGCCGCTTTTTGCGCCCCACGCTGGAGTGCAGTGGCCGCGACCGGAGTGCCGAGAGCCGCCAAAAGGCGAGCCGGTCCCTCGTATTCTGTCCCTTTAGTCGCCTGCCCAGCGGCTTCACTTGCCAAGGCCGGCGCAATAGTAGACGTGACCGCCTGGCGCATTCCGCCAAACGGCATGACAGCTGCGCCACCCATAAACTCGCCAGTGGTACTAGCGATCTGCCCCGGAAGAGTTTGCGGCTGGTACTCGCTAAAGCCACCTGTAACGTCCGCCATGGCTGGGCGCACGGTTTCCTTGTAGTCAATCGACGGAAGTGCGCCCTCTTGTATAGCTTGGGCGCCATACCCGGACAGCCTGCCAGCCAAAGCGAGTGGGCCACCCTGCGCAAGGTCCAGCACGTTTCTGCCTAAATCCATTGCCGCAGCGCCGCCGCGGATAACAGAAGACGGGAACGCCTTTACTACGTCTCTGGCGGTAGCATTTGCCATCTCGTCCGCCTCTGCGGCCATCGCGGCTGGATCTTCGACTGCTCGCAGGCGCGTAATTTCGGTGCCGAGCGTATTGATTTGGCCAGCAAGGCGAGATGCCTCTTCGGCGTCCCCCCTTTCCACTGCCTGCTTATAAGCTGAGTTTACTTGCAACAGGGCGTCATTTAGCCGGTTTATGCTTTCAGACATCTATGGTTTGCCTCCGCTGTTCGGTTGCAGGCTGTCAATAATTGCTTGAGCCTCGGGGCTTATAGTCGTGGAGGTTGGTGCTGGGGCGACGTTACCCTTAAACGCTGGGTTTTGCCGTAGTGCATCCGCAAACAATTCTCTCACGTCCATTAAGGCGCCCGTGAGATCCGCGACATTCCCTTTAAGGGCGGCATCTATGCGGCTTCTAGCTGCCGTCGCCTTCGCCCCCTCGGTGTCAGTTACAGGCCCGGCACCTTTAAGGTCCTGAAAGGCGTCTACAAAATTAAGACCTTTAATCTGGTCAACATACATAATCAGACTGGCATATTCTTCGGCGGCGCCAAACTGGTTTTTGAAGGCGTTCCACGACCCTCTCATCCCCACGAGTGGCGTCAAGTCTTCGGCACTAAGAAGTGCGTCAACGGCATTTACGCCCTGCATCGCGGAGACCATAGTCATCTTATCTTTAGCAGATTGCTCTTTCATCGCAGTTAAACGAGCAACTTCTGCTGTGACGTATGGCTGGATCATCGCACCCTGCGGAGACGCGAGAAGAGATGTTAGTTTGGCAATATGAGCGTCAATTTCCGCTGGAGTTGCGTTGGGCGGAAGGGCCGATACCCCACCCGCGCCGCCAGTAAGACCCGCGAACATATCTCTAGTAGCCTGCGCGGCCGCAGCCTTGCGCCGCATGTCGGCCTGCTCGTTGAAGCGGCCGAGCATGGCGCTGACGTTTCCGCCTTGGCCGCCCTGCAAGGCAGCCCCGGCATCTGACAGGCCGGCAAACGCCAGCATCCGGCGCTGAGTTTTCGATAGGTTTTCGTATGGATCTGCCGGAGTGGTTGGAGTGGTTGGAGTGGTCTGTGAGGCCAGTAGCTGCTGGAGTGTCGCCGCGCCGCTTGTATCCTGTGCAGCGACAGGCGTAGTAGCGGGCGTAGTAACGGGCGCTGCCTCAACGACTGGCGCAGTAACAGGTTCCGGCGCCGGATCTTCCGCCGCTGACCCGTACCCCAAGTCCTCGATCTCATTGGGCAGCATCAATGTGCCCACCTCGACGCCGGTCATGTCCTTGTTCAGGGCCTTCATCCGGTCGATGTCTTCCTGCGTGAATAGTCTTGCCATGCCTATCGTCCAATCCGCTTATTAAAAAAGAGCGCCAAAGCCGCCGCCGCTGCCAACAGCGCCCACTCCGCCCAATAGCTTACCAACTCCCGTCAACCCGCCAAACGGATCGCGCGTCGTCGTCGTGCCGAGGCCTGCCGGAATGCCGGTACTCGCCGCCAGGAGCGCGCTAAGCTGCGACAGCGGATACGCCTGCTGCTCTTGGAACATTGCGTAGTCCGACTGCAACTGAGCCTGCTCCAGGGCGCGCTGCTGCTCTCCGGCAGACATTTGCGCGCCGAGGCCGGAGAGCTGCGATTGCAGCTGCTGCCCGGCGAGACTGCCCAGCGCGTTTGCCGCCGCCGACTGGATGCCGGCACCTTGAAACTGGCCTTGGAAGTTGGCTGCGTTGGCCGCTTGAGCTCGTGCCGCGGCGGCTTCGCGAGCCTGCTGCACGTTGCCGATGTCAAACTGACCGGATTGCAGAGCCTGCGTAAATGCCTGCTGGCGCTGCTGGGCGGACAAGGCGCCCGCCTGGCGCAGAGCCTCGCCGGCGAGTACACCCTCCTGCACAGCCTGACGCGATCCGCCAAATGCGCCGGCGGCCTCCGCCTGCGCGCCGAGCGTGTTTGACGCCATCTGGCGCTGACGCTCGATGTCCTGCTGGCCGAGGTCGATCACGTTCTGAGTGTAAGGGTCCATATACGCGCCAAGGTCTGTCGTGGCCAGTTGGTTCACGCCAACCTGACCCTC